CACCAGATTGTACCATGACTGGAAAATACGTCTTGTTAAAAGGGGTTTCTTTGGAAATAGGGGCCATTATTCTGAGGTCACAAGGTTCATTTGTTTCCGTCATAAATCTAGGAACAATATAACATCCTTTCGCTGCATCCCACTGAAGTGAGCCAGGCAAATCGATAGCTTCTCCTGCCGTATAAGGAGGCTCTACCAACTCATAGCCTTTTACGCATTGGTTGTTTGTTACAATGTTCCCGCTTTGATAGCAAGTAACTGGGTACTCAGCTGGTTCATCAAAGGCTCGATATGTTATGACGGAACCTTGTTTATTCAACTCAGCAGTCGTGTTATGAACTTCCAACCCTATGGCTATAATCCTAGAACTGGTGTCATTATCAAAGACATCAGTAACATAGGATTCACCCATATAGGTGGTGGCGGTGTTTAAAGCGCTTCCAGCTGCAGCTCCTCTTACAACCAACCCTCCACGGGTGTAGTTAGTTGAGGACTGCGAGCCCAAAGCATACATTGCCAAGGGAAGTTCAACAGACTCACGAATGGTCTGCTTTTTCCAAAGAGTGTCAAGAAAAATGTTGCAGTCCCAATTACCTGACACCCCAGGAGGGATGGCAATAGTAATTGAATCATGCACAACCTGCACGACACTAGGTGCAGTAATGGCATCTGGGTAGCCAATTGGTCTTTGTTCAATATCTTTAAAAGGATCCAGGGCAACATCAAGCCACTGTCTACCGGCTGATGAAATCCCTAAACGATCACAAGTTTTCTTAATCGTAGCTTCCGCACGTGCTGCTTTATCCATAGGTCAAATTGGATTTTAATTAAGTAGTCAAAACAAAACGGGGGGTCTATATTGTTTCTTTTTGACCCAGCATGGTTCGTTTGTCAATGATGACTCACCATCAACAGTCCAGGGGACATGTAGAAAGGTGTAGAATATCCAGTTTTAGTGAAATTAATAAAAGGGTTATATTTGTTAACCATAACTGAATACTCCAAGTCATTCACCTGCCATATGTTGGGATAAGGAAGGTTAAGATTAAGAGGTTGTATAGTTGTGAGATGATCTATATAGTTCTCCACCTGTAACTGACAGTCGATGGGTATACCATATAGCTCTTCAACTAATACTCGTGTATTTTCATGGATTTTGACATTAAAGACATTGTCAGGATCCATTTTATCGATATTTTTATAGTATTCATTCATCTCCATATATTGTTCTAATTCGTAAGAGTTAGATGAATTGTTAATTATAAATTTGTCACCAACTGTGACACTTCTAGTTACTCTAATGCCGTATAATGCTAAACTCCTAAGAATAGGGCAGCCCGGGTAACTATAAAGCATAGAGAGACTCTTGGCTTGTAAAAGCTTCATATGCACTTCTACTGTAGACCTAAGGTACTTTGGATCTGTCCAACCAAAACGCACGGACGCTTCACAAGGATTAGTCACATTATGTAATGGTACAGGATCAAAAACATTTCCACAAAAGGATGCAGTATTAATGCCAGAAGGAACTTCAATTTTAATATTAGCTCCAAGATCACGGTATTGTTGTTCTGTTGGTAAATTGACGCATTTAACAATACCATCGTCTCCCTCAAAAAAGGCACAAATGTCCTCAAAGCTGTTTCCAGCTTCTAATAATACAAAAAAGGTTATTAACAAATTCATCAAACCATTTCCAGATGAAGTGTTCATCTCTCCAGACATCCTTTTAGCGTTAACTTTACATGTGAATTTCTTAAATTTTATTGTGTTATCATTCATCATTTTATCAATTAAACTTATAATTTTATTTTTTAGAGGATGCTTCTGAAGAGAGAAAATATATATATAACGTTCTATTAACAACAATTGCCTAACAAAAGTAGATTCAAATTTACTAAAATCTGTACAAAACAATCTCACATAGCCTTGCATTCTTTCCATAATATGCTCAGGTCTTTTATTTACAGGTATCTTTTTGATAAACCATTCAAGACTGAATAATCTATCCCCAAACTCTTTGAAGTATGGTCCTACTTCTACTTTATATTCATCATCCCTAGAGTAAATTCCTCTAAGGTGCTTCGGTTCTTCATAAGGTTCAAGTTTTATGTGAGCTTTTATATCTGTGTTTATGGTTGAGTCCAGATTTATTCTATTTTTAACTTCTCTAAGCATTTGTTTTCGAGATTCTTTATAAGGAGCATTATCAATCCACTTGTCGAAAGAAAAATCTTCATCCGGTTCTATAATCAATGCTTGTAAATGTTTTTCGGCGAATCTTTTAACGAATCTCTTAAATCGACGAAGGGTTTGTTGGTTTATAGGGGGCATTGCTGCTGCTACCCTTTTGGACATGCCAGCCAATTGGCTGGGGCCATGGTTTAAGTCAGGAAATAAAGGGGTTACCCCCAAAATATGACATCCAAGCGACACCTGAACAGGTTTCCTTATGTCTTCATAAAAATTAGGGTGTAATTTTATGACTTCAAAGGAAGCGTCAGGTAAGTCATTAGGACCGAGAATAACACCGTATTCGGCAGGCCTATAACCAAACAAAATTTTTAATGCTCCTACAGGCGAAAATACTGTGGATCATAGTAATGACTCCACAGGATTTCAGCTCGTCTTCGTAATCCAAAATTGCCACTGTTTTCGTAAATGGCGTCTGAAGAATAGGATTCGGAATAAGGAAAATTCACAGAGCTACAATTTTTAGCTGCTATTCCCAAATTGATTTTCGCTGTTTCCTCTGTAGAACCAAAACAGACTGTTTTGGCCGAGGTTACTTGATCAGCAATTTCGGGACACATTAGATGTGAATCTTGTTTTACATGGGCTTCGAACAATTTTGATAAATTCAAACCACGGCCTAGAGTATAATCAAATAGGACTTTGGGTACATGAAACCAAAAAACAAATGGGTTTTTCCTTCTCATGCGAAGAACTTTTAATCGAACCATACTCAATCCAATCGCCAACCTCTTGGGCTGTCCTACCAAATGATGGTCTCCACGCACATCATGTTGAAACAAGGGAAGTGTGGAGTGGGCTTGGATTGAGTACCGCATTGCTACAGGCTCAAAATTAAAAGATAAGTTACGAACAAACTCTATCGCATCGAGAGCTGTTCCATCCTTGAGATCTGCTATTGGTTTCTGGTATTTCTCAAGGGGAAAATAGGGTGAATAATGAGGTCTGGATTGGGTTGATGGATAAATTTTGGCTGCATGAAGTTCGCTCTCATTTCTGACAACTTCTTCATCACCATTGTCTTTCACATTTAATTCCTCCATCAATAATTGATAGTTGATTTGCGATTCTCCCATCCAGGAAGGGACACGAAAGTATCCGTCCATATCCGATTGTCCAATTAAAATTTGTGTTAACATAGGGGGAAATGAACCTTCGACTTGCTCTAATGAGGCTATATCGGGAATTTGATCAACAAAATCTACCACTGGATCCATGTGCACAAAAACTGGTTTCATGACCTCGATAAAATCCTCATAAGCTTGGGTTGGCCCATTATAGATTACGGTCATGCATTCAACTACACCAGTTTTCGCTGATTCTCCTAATTTGTTTAAATGTGTAGATATTAATTCGGAGATTTCACACGACAGTGTTGAAATTTTGTTGAATAGTTTTTCAACTTTGCGGTTAAATTTGTGTTTTAATTTTTGAATATATATTTTGAAACCTTCTAGTTGCCTTGCAGCTTCTAATTTAATTGAAAGGATTTTTACATCATATTTACGCTCCATTTTTGTTATTGTTTTCTTAATTTTGTGGAGTTGACTGATTACTCTTGTTTTCATATAAAATAGCGAATGATCTGAGGGAAAATTGTCATATATTTTTTGTATTTCCATTTGCTCATCTCTAAGACGGTTAAGACGTTCTTGGGCATAGATAAATAAACCTATTTCATAATCTTTTATCCAACCATCATCATGAGCCAATCCCTGCATTCCCAAATCGAGAACGTGAGTACATTGGTCTTCATACTTCTCGCCTGCTGTAGACCATACATCATACAAGTCGTCACCGACTTTTTGTTTGAGGTCATCACAGTAAGTTTCGAAGGCATCATGAATAGGAAAAATAATATTATTTCTAATTTTTGTTTTGAATTTATTTAAAATAGATTGGCTCTGTTTAAAGGAGGTCTTTATCGTTTGTTTCGTGTGTTTGTCTGCCATATTCGCTTAAGCTCTTCAGTCGGTCCTTCTTTCCAGGGAGCCAAGATTCTTTCATCCTGCCAGATTATTAATCAATCATGAGAAGGTTATAATTGGAGATCACAACTCCACATCTAACTTTCCTTCCACTGAGTCCTTCGGTTTTTCTCCTCCAGCCGGTATTTCTCCGGTATAATTCCTCAATTTCCGTAGGTTAGGCATCTATTTTTACATCATAGGAGATGGGTTTTAAAAGGTTTTCTCCTTTATAAGTCGGGGCTAATGCCCCCCTCCGTTGTCAAGCCTGCCAAATTCAAACTGCCTGACCTCTTTGGGGGACACAAGGTCCAAATTATCTTGCCTAATTAAAGACGAAAAGCTTCAAAATAATGATATTCCCATTCACTGGTTGATCACCTAAGACAGCCCCGCATTGCCGTGCGGTAGATTCCTACTGGGTCGGCTGCCC